GGGTCAGCTCAGACAGCTGGCACTTTCGCCACGCAGCAATTCGGCGGCTTCTCTCTCTCGAAGGCGGGTATCGTCTGCGAGAATGATTACTCGTACTCGTTCATCAGGTCAGCCGGGAAAATCAAGGCCGCGCTTCCCATGGGAACAGGTATCGCCGGGGGCGCGGCTCATCTGCCTGCTCCGCTTCCCTACGCCAAGCCGCTTCAGAGTGGCGACCAAGTTATCACCATGGCCTCGGCCACGAGTGACCGAACAGCTGCCGTAAGTGTGGCATGCACCAATGGCGAGTACCATGTTTTCGCCGTCACAGCGTCAGGCTCAGGCGAACAGGAGTTTGTGAGCGTGCTTGACGGCTCGGGAATCGGGGTGACACTCCAGGGATTGACCATATCGCATTGGATGGCCTCAAGCGGGAACAATGACGCTGAGATTACCTCACCCGTCTATCTTCTCGATGGATCTGGAGTCCCTACAGCTTCGCTAGTCTTTTCCTCTTCCACCGGCTCGCCGGGCATGGTGTATCAGCCCTGTCGAGCGCAGGTTTTTCTGAATAGTCGGTTGGTGTACCGCACCGATGCGTAGGTGCGATTATGGCAATCAGCAAAAGAGCGAAAGCCCGTTTCAGTATCATGGCTGCTTCTGAAAAGGCCGCGGTCAAGAAGGCCGCTAAACTTCTGTTCGATACCGAGCTGATGGGGTCCAAGAGAATGAGAGAGATAGTACGGTGGGCGAACAAGCGGTGATTCCCCCATGCACAAGTATGGAACATTCATAATTGCTACGGGAGAGATACCCGCTTCATCCGATGCGGCCAAATTATTCCCGGTCTTCTCATCCCCCGGGGTTCCGGTTGAGATTCAATACTGCTCCTATTGGGGCGGTGACGCGAATGAATATATGCAGTTAGCACTCGTCCCGCCCACAACCGTCCTCAACGGCACGACAGGCCCCGGCGACCATCCTGGGACCATCATGATAACAGCATTTCAATACATCACCGGGGGCGTTTTCACGGTCGCCACTCCTAACGCATTGGCGGCGGATAACCCAGGGCGAGGACAACCACGCTTCACACCGTTCGTCGTGCCCCCTAACTACCAAGTCGCCATCATGCAAGACACAGCCAATTCCGCCGCATGGTCTTTGACCCTCGGGGGCTTTGCCTTAGATGCCTAAAGCCCCCTCATCGACGGTCATAACCTACCGAATTGAACTCCAAGACACTGAAAGACGCCTACTTCAGAACTTCATCGATGCCTATACTCTCGAGCAGGTATCAACCCCCATTGTCGAGATACTCAAGGACGCCTCTGCGCTCTATGCAGTTGTCACTATGATTGAGCTGTTCACTGACATAGACCTTCCAATCCTGACCCCGGCTGATACGGGCGAGATTTGGGATGCCATCAAGGACGCCGTGAAGACTAGAAGAGATACCTTCGGCGACGAACCCTTGCTTGGTTCCCTAGCCATGGCAGTCAAGGATTTCTTGATTGGATTCTTGGGCCTAGCTGAAACCGATACTCCGCCTTGGGTGGGGGCTACTCCGAATCCGTATGCAACCAACCCCGACTGGAATGAAGGCGTTCCAACAGGACCGATTCAAGCCAGTGGCGAGTTTTGACCCTCTCCAGATCTGGAGCCGGACCCTATTTCGGCTTTTGTTTCCACTGCAAACCGACGAAGAAAATGCTGTACCATTTCTCCTGCAGCGTATCGAGCCAGCTCATATTTTCACCCCATCCTCGCCCCCGCAATAGGGGCATGGACCGACCAACCCGAGAATTACAGCGAACTCACATCTATGAATCACTGTCATGCGAAGTCCTCCAAGGTCATTTGCGAGAGGATGGCCTCTCGAAGCCCCCAAGAAATCGATATCGGGATGACAGAGCGTTTCTGAACAGAATGTCGGTCATTCCCCCCGGCTAAGCCGCACTTTTTCGGGAACGCCTTGATTGCTCGCTTCGTGAGTGCGATAGTCGGGAAATTGCCCCATAGACAATATGCGCCGATGGTTTGAGCTGGCTTTCCGACCAACTCCCTGAAATCTTCTCGCGCGCCCATGACGCACTCAATGACATAGTAGCGGGGCTTCAGCTGGTCGATGATTGCGAGCCCCCTCTTCAGAAGCGAAAGGTCGGGGCTGTAGTCTTCGCCTCGTCGGCGAGCCACGCTCTTAGGAGCTGAATAGGCTATTGAGAACTCGCGGCATGGAACTGAAATCCAAAGCAAGTCGATATCATCAGAGTCCTTGAGCCAACGATACACTGGGTTTCGGATATCGGCCTGCGTGGTTCCCTTCGTGACCATGGCCACGCTGCGGTCTATCTCAAACCGTTGAACATCATCCCCGGCCTGATAGAACGCTTCTGACGCGCCCCCGTACCCTGAGCATAGGTCAATGACTTTCATGCGAAGTCCTCCAAAGTTGTCGCCTCTGAATCCTGTAGCATGTGAAGCGCGGTTATCACATCGGTCATCATGTGTTCATATCGAACCAAAGCTGACCCATCGAAGGTGTCGGCTACCGCAGCCCAATAGATGACGCGAGCAGCTGTATTGATGCCGCCGATGTGAACATGCTTCTTTCTCTCCTTCGCTTCGACTGCCAGCTCATACGCTACCCGGCTGTTCTTCCAAGATCTGGAGCCCCCGATAAAGAGGCATTCTAAGTCATCCCAAGGGGGAATGAGGCAACCGTCCTGAGCAACGAAAGCCCGCTTACCGAAGAGCCCAAGCCCTAGAATCTTCCACCATGTTTCATATTGGGCCAAGGTCGCTTCATGGTCGCCCACCACATCGGGTATCACTATCCAATCGCATAGCGGGTCATTCTTGGCAGCCTCGGCCATCTTGCGGAAGGTGGCCGGTCTGAAGTCGGTGAAGGCCCCGTTATCCAAGCCATAATGGATGCTGTCCAAGGCATCACGGCGATACTGAGTCAGCGGGGTTCTCAGCTGTCCGAATGGCAGTTTGTGTTCACTTCTCATCTTCCATATTCTCGTTGAAGAGTTATCCATGAGCATTTGCATGATTACTCCCCCCCTCGCGGCAACGAGGACGCCTTAACGAACTTATCAGACTGAATCAGGGCCTCCTTGGCCCCTACCTTCATCCGATGCCGGTTGCGGGCCTTCTGCTCCTTCCTGAGTGCATCCAGGGGCATGTAGGATGGCCTCTCGAGGACCGTGCAGGGTGCAGGGCGACCCCTACCCCCTGATTTCCTGTCGAGCCGAGTCTGAACCCTGCTCCCGTCCTTCGGGCATATCCTGTCGAGTACATCACGCTCGGTCCTCCAGATCCAATAGAACTTGCACCTAGGACACTGCCACAGACCCTTCCGCATCACTCATCACCTTCGTAATCGATGTGAGCAGGGGGCAGGTGCTTGACCCTCTTTCGCCTCATGCCTGAGAATATACCGCTAAGGTTGCGCTTGGCCTTCCTGACGCGCCTCAAGCACACCTCGCCGGACTTACTACCCGGCCTTGGGATGCAAGCAAGCAGTCGTTCATCAATAATCTCTGCAATCGCCTCATCGGTCATTATCGTGGTCAATATCTCGTACTCTGTCTGCTTCACATTCCGAAGCCGGGTTTCATATCCTTTCTCCATACCTCATCCGAGTTAATCCCTACATATCAAGGGTCGCCACCGATGATGCTGTTTCACTGCTATTCAGGAGGGTAGGCCAAACAGCAAACCGAACACTCATAGCCGGGGTGCTGTAGTGACTAAGCAGGGTGGGTGGGCGGAACAGACCCATTTCAAGAGGATAGGGTACTTTATGGGGCGGCTCGGGGTCGGTTTGACTGACCATGGTGGCCGTCAGCACCCTTCTTTTGCTCTGTTTCAGCGTGACAACGGCGATACAGCTGTTCTGCTTGGTCCGAATCCTCGTTGAACACCGTCGCTCGTTGGAAATCTTGGACAGCTTGCTTGCTGAGGCTATCAAGAAGACTCTCGAAGAGATATCAGGGGGTCGGGGGCTCGATCTGGAGGGGGGCCAAGCCCCAAACCCCGCTGTCATGTTTCTGCTCGATATGCTGAAGGAGAATATGACCAAACGGAATAGTCAGGGACAATTTGAGAAGGTCATTGAAATTACCAAGGCGGATTGATAGACCCTGGATGCTGCGACCCCACAATGGCGAAGAGGAAGAAGTCAAGGCGACGCGCTCCCAAGACAACTAGCCTGTTGAATGTCCTTGAGTCCCTGACCTATGCCACCATCCTCACCGAAGGCGTCGCAGGGACTTCGGTTTTTGGCCTGATAACCGGGGCAACTGACATCGGGCAAGGGACGGGGGAAACCTTCGGCGGTATCACGACTTATTCAAATCCGGTTGGAGTGGGTCAGCTCAGCTTGGGAGATATCATTTCAGAACCGACGATAGCAATAGCCACCATGACTAACAATTTCAATAACAATTGGCAAGCCATGGCAGTACAGAGTTTCTTGGTTTCACTGACTTTCAAGTTTGGTCGAAAATTGATGCGCCGACCAATTTCAAACATCAATCGCAACATCATGAAACCCTTGGGAATGGGAGTGCGTGTTTAGATGGCTGATGTGAATTGCTACGGGCAGTTAGTGTCCTCCCGATCGACGGTGGTCCCTCTCTTCAATGCGGCACAAACAGAAAACGCCGAAGAGGAAACCAAGACGGATTCTAATTTCGTGGGGTCAGCTCAGACAGCTGGCACTTTCGCCACGCAGCAATTCGGCGGCTTCTCTCTCTCGAAGGCGGGTATCGTCTGCGAGAATGATTACTCGTACTCGTTCATCAGGTCAGCCGGGAAAATCAAG